TCTCTGTCGGTGCTGGCGGTGCGGGTAATACTGCTATTCCAGGGGAATGGGATTATTCCACTTTTGAGATTCCTGTCTCTAATGTTGATCCAACGTTACCTGCAGGTAATTCTGTCACACGAGATGTAGTAGCAACTGGTGCTAACTATGTCGGACCTGGTGCTTCAGGTAATTTTGCAGTTTCACTCATTGAGGGATATGCTGCTTCACGGGCGCTTCCTGATATTGCAGCGCCTAATATGCCAGATGACGCACAGTCTGCTTCTGGTTCAGTTGCCGAGAATTGGCAAGTTGCTTTGTTTAATGAAGGAACTACTCAGGACTCTGAGGTTCTCGAAGATCTTGAAGAACAAAACAACATTGCACCTTATCCTTTTGAGAATGATGGTGCTAATATTGATACAATGTACCCTGGTGGTGCTAATCAATTGAATGGTTTGGAATACCATGACTTTGTTCAAATATTTGCTTCAAATGCTACCGATGGAGTTGGAATTCAACGACTTAAGGGTGGTAATTTCCCGTGTGGATTGATAAGTGTCGATTGGACACCATCCGCTACGGGCGTTTCCTCTAATCTGTTTTTGCAGATTGATTTAATCCCGGGAAGACACCGAGGCTATTTGGCCGAAAGTATGACGGAGATGTGAGATTTATGGAACCTGAGACAATTGTAAATACAGCTAAGGCCACTTCGGCCGTTAATCACCTGAAAAATAATCGTATTGAGTATCTTTTAGTTTTGATATTGTCACACTTCCTTGGACTTACAGGTCTTCTCCTGGACAAGGCTTCTGGAGTGTGTGCTTAATGGCTTACAAACATGGAAAGACATTCAAGAAAGATGGAAAGATGGTGCGATACCGATATACTAACGGTGTCAAATCTACCAAGAAACTTGTACCTGCCCCATCTAAGAAAAGAACTTCGAAGAAAAAGTGATTTTTATGTGCCCCAAGTGTAAGACCGATCGTAACGTGGAACGTTTTGCTATCGTCGGTCGGGATATACATCATTGTATGTGCGCTTGTGGCGAGGAGTGGGTCGAATGAATTCCTATTTTGAAATTGGTGGCGAGGTTATCGAATCTGTTGTTTTTGATTCGGAACGGCACCAGGACACGACTTTTGCACCTTTACCAGAGTTTTCAGAACCTGGTAAGTTTACTGATAATGAATTAATGGCTATTGCAGCAGGGGAATTCGTATTCGAAGCCCTGAATATTAATGATCAGTATGAGATTGATAGAGCTTTACGTTCAGCTGAGAGAATGCGACGTGCGTATACTGTTGCCGGATGGGCAATTACGCTGGCCGCCGCCGATGGTCCTTTGCCGATCGGTGATACTATTGCTATCGTTTTGTTAGCAAGTTATGGAATCTATGAAACTGCACGTGCGATAGATGATATTATTCAGTATGAAACATGGTAATTAAATACCTGTGTATACACGCATGTATACATGAAGTTATATTGGCGAGTAAAACGAGACGGAAAATGGACATGGAGAGCAGCGAGCAAACAGTTTATTGCTGCTATCGGACACTGCGTTTGTAGTGAATGTGCCTTCACTCTGGTCAATCTTGATGGGACGGATGAAGAATGATGACAGGCCCTCGAATCTTGATTATTCGGACCTGGACGTGTAGCCGTTGTGGATACTCTTATTGTGGGTGCTGGAGATGACATATTGTTGGTGTTACGAAAATATGTTGTTGCCTTGCTGTGATGAATGTCGCATGGAGGAATCTTCATGAAACCCACTTGTGAAAACAGAGACAGGACTACAATGAAATGTCGTAGATCCTGTTGTAGAAAAAAGAAGGAACTTGTTCCTGAACTTGTGCAGTTGCAAATTGGTCAGACGCACCGATGGTGTAATTGTCGACATCGTCATGAAAAAAGAACAGGGTGTTGTCAACAGGTTTCTGGAGAACCCTATTTTTGCATGTGTACTTCAAAATGATACACATCTTGGGTGTTAAGTTTTTAAGCCGTCACTTCCGGTGGAAAGGCGAAGAAGATGGGAATCCGGGGCCTGGGTCACGGAATATGGTTAATGGTTCTCATGTTTGCACGGGGTGGCTACGGGGGGAAGTTTATAGACTCCCTACCGTACCGTTGGGCCAATGGCCCGTCGTAGCAAGTCCCAAAAGCGTTCTAATTTAGAACCTGCAGTAATGACCTTATCTTTTTCAACTCCTCCTTCAGAACCTGGTGTTCGAACACAGAGTTGGATTGATCTAAGTCAGGTCACTTCCCTGGTTAATCGTCGATTTTATCGTCAGGGTTTGAATTGGGCAGTTGCAGGTTTCAAAGTTACTTCTTTGCAAACAGGTTCTGTTAATATTTTAAAATTGCCAAATACTTGGGTACTTGCCAATTCTTGGAAGAAAGGTTTTGCCGTTTGGAGAAAGATGATTTCAGAAGCTACTTCTGAAGCGGATTCAATTCGTCCAAGGTTTTTAGATTTCAAAGTTTATGCTGATGCTGATCATGCTCTTGCAGGTTCAGTAAATAATCTAATGCCCGTCTCTGTCGGTGCTGGCGGTGCGGGTAATACTGCTATTCCAGGGGAATGGGATTATTCCACTTTTGAGATTCCTGTCTCTAATGTTGATCCAACGTTACCTGCAGGTAATTCTGTCACACGAGATGT